ACATTTGCGGCTGCAAAACTTTGAGGATAGTAAATATGTACAGAGCCAGCCGATCCGCCACCAGCGTTGGCTCCTCCTCCGTTACCAAAACTACCGCCACCGGGCGATCCTGTAAGCCCACCGCTACCACCATAACCGTAATAGATAGCACCTACAGTTAAGGGTGGAAAATCAGCCGTAGCCCCATTTCCACCACCACCACCACTACTAGGGCCATCTAAACCAGCACTACCAACACCCCCGCCGCCGCCGCCATACCCCGGCGAATTTGTATACCCACCGGGAAAACCGGGATCACCTATACCGCCCTGACGGTTGCCGTTGCTTGAGTCACCTGATGCGCCACCACCGCAATAACCGGGGCCACCGTCACTAGTACCGACGCCATAACTACCGCCAGCACCGCCGCAACCAACGCTACCAAAATTTGAAAACGAATTAGTGCTGTCTGAACCACCCACAGTAACGGAATATGTAGCGCCTTTACTAATACTGGCGTTACTTGCTAGAAAACCACTACCACCTCCGCCACCAGCAGCATTACCTTCAGGAGAAACCCCGCCGCTACCACCAGACCCCCATACATAGAAACCAATAGTAGTTGGTGCAGCAGCGCCGTAACTACGAAGAAAAAGTTGTTGGCTAGTCATATTAATTCCTTAGGTCACATTACCCGCAACGATGCAGTAAGAAGGGTTAATAAAATATACGGTAGAGAGGCCACGCGCAGATAACGCGAGGCCAGTACGATTGGTATCAGTTCCTGCAACATAACCTGTAGTGGTTGAAATTGTGATACTGATAACGTTAGTCGAGTTGTTGTAGACCGAAACGATATTGCCTGCTGCAAAATTATTATTTGGTACCGTAATTGTACCGCTTGTCGTCGTAACGACTTTACCCACATCGGTCACAGCAAGCGTATACGCCGCAGTTTTGGCATTAGACGGTACGTTACGAACGTTGCCAATTCCGTCCAGAATATTTGTAATCGTTGCACTAGTACCCGTCAGCGTTGTGATATTTGCAGAGCCAAGTGCAATCGCACCAAGCGTGAAACTATCTGCCGTCAGCGTCGTAATGTAAGCAGAAGTTGCTTGGAACTGCGTAATATTGGCAGAACCGCTCGTTAAAGTCGTGATAGTCGCGCTAGTGCTTGTAAGATTACTAACTGTTCCGTTTGTGTAATTAAGAGTCGTACCACTTAACGTAGTAATGTTTGCACTAGCAGTAGAGACGTTACTGATATAAGACGTTGCCGAAACAACATCAGTACCGTTTGACACAAGAATCTGTTTATCACCCGCAGCAACCGATACACCGGTTTGACCCGAGACTTTGACCGTCACCGCGCCAGTGGTGTTGTTGTAGATGAAGTAGAGTTTCTTGTTAGAAGGAACAACGAGGAAGGTATTCGTACCGCCCGTTCCCGTCATCTCGATATACATGTTACGCGCCACGCCCGTCGCACCGTTCGGGATCGTGATCGTCGTAGTGTTACCGGTGGTCATCGCCTGCGTGACATAGCCTGAAATGGCTTGTTCAATCAGGGTGCCCAGATTGGTATTAGTGGTGTTACCCCAAGACCCCGCTTGATCGCCAGTGCCGATCAGTTCGATAGCAAGGTTGGTTGAATATGTACTAGCCATTTATGACCTCATGCCGCAATAGATGTCCAGCCAGCATTTTGATTCGTATTAATCAAACCCCAGACATTGACGGCTGGCGATTGCGAACCAATGTAACCCGTCGCAGAAACACCCAAAACTATAACATTTGCAGTGCCGGTAACGGTGACCGTGCCAAGTTCGCCCGTAGCCTCAACTCCCGTAACCGGTACGATCTTCTCAAGGAAGACTGTGACTGTACCGATCTCACCCGTACTTTCTACGCCCGTGACAGAGAACTTGCAGTCCAGCGAGAAAGATACAGTGCCAACGTCGCCATTAGCCGATACGCCAGAAACCGTCAGGACTTGATCGGTAACAACAAATACCGATCCTGTGGCTCCAGTACCTTCTACTCCATCCGGATATACATTGATACCTGCTGCAATGTAGACGGTACCAACTTCACCGGTTCCTTCAACACCTGTAACTGACAGAACTTGATCAGTTACAACGAAGACCGTACCAAGTTCGCCGGTTGCTTCAGTTCCTGAGACCGGGACAATAATTTCAAGGAAGACCGTGGCAGTTCCAACCTCGCCCGTGCCTTCAAGTCCGGTTTCAATAACGACTGCATCGCCAACAACAACTTCTTCGCTGAGGAAGATTTCAGCCTGAACGCCGTCAACAGCATGGTTGCTATCTGCCGCAACCGTTACCGTACCAAGTTCGCCCGTCGCTTCAACACCGGTTACAAATACATTTGTTTCGCTAGCAACCGTTACAGAGCCAAGTTGTCCAGTGCCTTCTACACCATCAACAAATACGAGAACATATCCAGCCGGGTCTATTGCTGAAATAGGCGCAACTGAAAATGCCGTAAAACCAAGCATGGTTAGGTTACATTACCTGCAACAACACAAGCCGAAGGGTTGATAAACAAAATCGTAGCAACGCCACGAGTTGCGAGAGCCAGACCGGTTCGGTTGGTATTCGTACCAGCGACGTACCCCGTGGTAGTCGAAATGGTCAGACTCAACGTGCCCGTAGAGTTGTTGTACACAGTTACTACGTTACCTGCGCTAAACGTGTTGTTTGGTACAGTAATCACGCCAGCAGTAAGGTTGATGTGCGTACCGTTGTCAGCCGTTGTCAAAGTGTAGTTAGCACCTTTACTGACTTGCGGGATAGTACGAACCAGACCAAGGCCATCAAGGATATTGGTGATCGTCGCACTCGTACCGCTGAGGGTAGTAATCGTCGCACTTGCACCCTTTAGTTGGGTCGTAGCCGTCGTACCAATCGTCGTACCGGTAATAGTCGTAATATCAGCCGACGTACTCGTAAGGGTAGTGATCGTGGCACTTGCGCCTTTCAACTGCGTCGTTGCAGTTGTACCAATCGTAGTGCCGGTGATCGTAGTGATCTGAGCGCTAGTACTATTTAAATTGGTGATGTTACCGCTAGCCCCTTGAAGAAGGGTCGTAGCCGTCGTACCAATCGTAGTACCGGTAATGGTCGTAATCTGAGCGCTAGTACTATTTAAATTGGTGATGTTACCGCTAGCCCCTTGAAGAAGGGTCGTAGTCGTCGTACCAATCGTAGTACCCGTCAAAGTCGTGATGTTGGCACTTGTAGCGGCAAGATTTGTAATAGCAGCCGAAGTAGCCGCCAAACTGCTTATCGTTACGGTGCCGGTTGCATCACCAAATACTGCGCGAGCAGCCGGATAATCTACAAAGACGTTCTTCGTACCTGCGGGGAAGGTAATCTTCTGCCCACTATTACTAGAAGCCAGCACGGTATCTCGGGACAGGCTAGTACCCGCAGCCGTGTACGTACCGACACCAACTTCCCAGTTGGTACCATCAGTAATGGTGTAATACGTGGTATTGCCATCACCGACAGCAGCAAACGTCTGGTACCCGGTGGCTGCACCGGCCAGAGTGAGTGTGCCACTGCCAGCAGTGGTCGTCGTCTCTAAGACGCGATCCGCAAGTACGAGGGCCATGATAACCCCCGATTAAGCAATACGCAGAATCGCAGTCGTCGAAGCAGCAGCCGGGAACTGGATGGTGAAGTTACCAGCCGTCGAGGTCTTATCAGCCCCGAATGCCAGAACCGCAACAGCCTTGTTGCCTTGCGTCTCGTTGTAGATCAACGCGCCGTTCGCCGTCAGCGTAGCCGAATCCCACGTAATATCTGCAAAGTCAATCCATGCAGTCGTGCTGGTCGAAGTCGGTACCTGCGAGATCGTGAGCGTCTTACCGCCCGCCGTATAGTTCGTGCCCGACGAAGACACTTCATTTGACGTAGTGTACGCAGTCGTAGCCGCGCTCAACGTAGCCGATGAGGTATACAACGCGATCTTGAACACATCCGCAGCGGTCGAAGCGCGAACAACGCCGGTACCAAAATTATGAATACCGTCAAGGATTTCTACCTTGAACGATGTCGCCATTGCTTGAGTGATAGCCATTTCAATCTCCTAAATGCGAAGCCGCATCAACAAAACCATTTTCAGTTAAAATACGCCGTGCATTCATCCTTTCGGAATCCTGCGCCTCTTGCAGGTACCTTATAAGCACCTGTTTTAACTCTTCTTCCGTCTCGGTTCGACGAAGACGATTCAATGCCCGTTCAGCAATCTCTTCAGGTGTATAACCACGATTGCTCGTGGTCTGAACGAACACATTTCCAATTTCCATGCCTGCTGCAAAACTCATGACACAGGAATCCTAACTTGACCAGAACGGTAAGCGTCTTGACGATCCAAGCCGTCACCGAGACGTTTAAGAAGTGCCAAGGATTCTTGGTACTTTTGCTCATAAAAATTCATGATATCAGCCTCACCCTTTAAGTAGGTGTAACCTTCACGAATAGCACCGTAGAGCAGTACGGTTTCAAAATTAGTACCCAACCAAGACGTACCATGCGTCACGATAGACACCGGGTAATAGTAGTAATGCAACTCCGCTGTATACGCCGTATCTGGAGTCGGACCAAGGATCATCGAAGTGTCGTCCCAAATCGCGTAATACTTGGGTTTACCCGTGCTGTTGGGCGGTGGGTACGCTGCACGGATGTAGTTCACATCTTTATTAAGCAGGTACTCGTATTCACCGGTCGTAGGATCAATCACGGCTAACGAGAAAGTTGAGAGCCAGTCAGACGGCAACTGAAAGTATGGGAAACTTGCCGTCATCGTGCCCGTCACGTTCTTACGGATCGCCGGAATCTGAACGGAGTTGTAAATCCGCTCCTCAGCCAGTTGCACAAACGTAGGAATATTGGCTACGAAGGTTTGCTCCGTAGATTCACAATACTCCTGAATGAGTGAAACTAACTGAGAGTAATTCACGGAGTCCAACCCGCCCGGACTTTGCCATTCATCTCAAGGTTGATCTGCGACACGAACTTAGTGCCCTTCGTCGCAGCGCCAGCACCCTTCATTTTCATGTGGGTGACGCCCTTGTTGATATCCGTCTCCGGATAGCCGTTGCGACCCGTTGATTCGGTGTTCGGCTTCGGCTGATTGTATGAGGTGTCCTTCATGTGAATTACCTCGGGCCAGAAGAGCCACGCATCGGGCTACGCTGGTTCATGACCTTCGCCATGCCACGACCATACTTCTTCATTTCTGCGTTGGTCTTACCACCAGCACGCATCTTCTTTACGTCAGCGTCCGGATGGGCACCTTTGCCCTTTTTCATATGCTTCTTCAGCATTGCCTTCATATCCATCTCAGTCTCCTAGGTCGTCACGACCGTTACAGTTCCGACTTCGCCTGTTGGTGCAAGATCATTAGGTGTTAACCCTGCATCGTATGCCCTAGCCCCACCCACGGGGTTCCAACCCCACTGGATTTGGCGACTGCCATTCGCGCCGTCGTTACCCGGCGCATAATAACTCAAGTCTGGGCGGGGGTTCCTCAAAGCCTGCGGGTCATCTACCGGGTACAGACCTAGCGATAACTGCGGCTGATCAGGCTCCCAACACTCCGGACAGACCAAGATATTTACATTCTTGGTCTTGATGACTAGCGACTTTAGTTGCTTCAGTTTGTACCGAAACCCACATCGGTCGCACTCCGCAATGGCGTTCTTGCCACTTGCAAACCTGTTTGGCATTAGTAGCCACCCAAGAAACTCTCACGCGGAACAAATCGCACCGCTGCCTTTTCCCGATCCTCGCCAGCCGCCAAGTCCCAAGCCTCGTCGTACTGGGCTTTCAGAATTTGGGTGCGAGCCTCTGCACCGGGAATCTTCATGGATAACATATAGGCCAGCCCCGCTACCATGCAGGGGAGAAAACGGAACGGGACATCTTGCCCATTCACGCCAGTACCCGGATCAAACATTCGGCGCAGGCGGGTGTAGTAAAGCGTCCACGTAGTCGTGTTATCCGGTTTGGGCCATACGGTGAATTGTGGATAAACCACAACGTCATCGGCCCCCGTAGCACCAGTACGGCGGTTGATCCAAATCTGAATGGGCCGACCAGTTGCATTCTTGTTGGGGATAGAAACGTACGTGCTGGAAGAAATACGGCTGATGTTGATGTCTTGCTGATTAGTACCGGAACCTGTGCGAATCACGTGATCAAGCAAATCAACCGTATCTACCGGTAGATCATACGTACCGACGTTGTAAGTCAGCGTTTTAGTACCTTGCTCCAACGTCCAGAGGTTGATGCCCCGGTTAGCCCAATCCATCAGCAACAAAGAAAGACTACGCTTTGACGTACGGAAGTCGTAGCCCGTACGCAGTTCAGCACCGCAACGTTCAAAGGCTTCCTCAATGATCGTATTGAGGTCGAGGTTGAAGTCTGTAGTCGCTGTAGTCTTATCGACCATTTTGCTTCTGCCTCTCTTCAATCAACGTCACACGGACGTTGAGATCGTTCATCTCTTTCTGAATCTCTTCCTTCATTCTCTGCCGACGTTCAGCAGATACGGGAGAGTCAGTGGGCGTACCTTCGCTTGTAATCAAAGCGGGTAACTTAGATTCAATAGAAATGAGGCGGTTACTAAAAGACGAGACTTGACCCAGCAGCCAGCCAATGCTGACCACGAGGATCGGAATTACCATCTTCAGGATTTCGCTCCAATTCATCACTTTTTACCTTTTTCCCGCTTGGCGGTACGAGCGCGTTTTAGCAGCAATGCCTTTGGGTTGTTGAACGAACTGCTTACCTTGCGCTTTACCTTTGCGCTTGGCAGCGGTGGTACGGGCGTATTCTGCGGGGCTGAGAGCCTTGATAGCAGACTCTGGAAGATACCGCTCACCCGTGTCAGAAGACCGTTTACCACTCTTCGTTCTCCATTTTTGCTGAGTCCAAGCCTTCAGCGACTGTTGTGGGGCTTTCATCCCTTGTACCCGCCACCTTTCGACTTGTACTGCTTAGCAAGTAGCTGTGCCTTACGTGCTGACCATTGACCAGCCTTGGTACCCTGCACAGCCCGTCCTTTAATCGACTCAAAGAGGCGTTTACGCATACCGGGTTTCGTGTAGTTACCCGCCTCGTTGACCTTGCTCTCACCACCCTTCGCAAAAGCGCGAATGGGTTTGTCCGTCCCGATCACAGGCTTATCGTCACCACGACGTTTGGCACGAGGTACCTTGCTAGGCACAATCGCGCCCATTCCTCGGGAAGGCATCATTAGACAAAACGTCCTTTTGTCTTACCGCGCTCGACGCAACCGTCACCACGAGAAGAAGCCGAACCCACTTTAGCACCACGAGCATACATCGCTCCACCGGAAGCGGCCTTCTTCACAGGCTTTGCGGGCTT